CGGTATGGCGCAACAGGGAGCGCTGCTGATTTGTAATCAGAGGGTTGCGGGTTCGACTCCTGCTGCCGGCACCACACTACAAGGCCCAGGCAATGACCTGGGCTTTTCTGCATCTGGAGTAAGCAAATGGACCCGATGACGACCGTTGGCGGAGGTCTCTTCGCCAAGTACAGCGTCGCTATTGCCGGGTTCTGGGGGTCGATTCTGTCCCTTGGATTCCTGAGCGGCCTGAACCGCTGGCAAGCTGCGCTCGCTGTAGCAACCGGATTCGGGTGCTCAACCTATTGGACTGCTCCGGTTGCCGCATGGCTTTCGCGTGAGTACGAGATTCCGCTCGATGACGCATTTCTGAGTGGCGTCGCATTCACCATCGGTTTGCTGGCGATGAATATCATCCCCGGCCTGAAGGCGGCAGTAACGGCAATCACAGAGCGGTTCCTTCCTACGAGAGGAACCTGATCATGATCATGTCGATTCTGGCGGCGCTGGATGCGCTGCTGTGTGTGCTTGTCGTTGTAGCTGCTCTGGAGTTCCTGCGCACCGTCCAGTTGTCTGGGCAGCCGCTATTGGGTATCTCCTTCTACCTGGTGGCTGGTGGTGCATTCGGAATCCTGTACGGAATCATGAAGGGCGCACCGGTTAATCCATTTTCGGTGATCCTCCATGCTGGGCTCGTACTTTACGCCTGGTCCCGGCGCCGGCAGATATTCGGAAGCGACTGGTCGTGGAACTGAAGAGACCTCACCCTCCAGAGACGATCGGGCAGTTCGCGGAAGGCGAAGATTGGGCGGATGCCTTTGTCCCCGCTCAGGATGTTCTGGCTTGGGCGAAGTCGGTGTTAATCGATCCGAACGGAATCCTGGGCAATGAAGACCACGCCCACCTACAAGACGCTCCTCTCGCTTTCCTATGGGCTGCCTCCAGCTTCACCAAGCAGGGGAGGACGGTACTGGGTCAGTGCGAAGAGGTGACGTTCCGCTGTGGAGCCTGGCAGAAGGGTAGGCAGGAACAGCAGATGATACGTTGGTTCGGATACCTGCCGAGGTTTCTGATCACCCTGGCTGCTGACTACTGCTCCCAGTGCTCCGACGCGGAGTTCTGCGCATTGGTCGAGCATGAGCTTTACCACATCTGCCAAGAGCACAACCAATACGGCGAGCCCAAGTTCACCGAGGAGGGCTTTCCAAAGCTGAAGCTCCGCGGGCATGACGTCGAGGAGTTCGTCGGCGTGGTGAGGCGATACGGCCCAAGCGAGGACGTGCGGCATCTCATCGACGCTGCTAGCAGGCCTCCAGAGGTGGCCAAAATCAACATTTCGAGAGCCTGCGGTACGTGCCTGCTGAAGTCGGCATAGCCACGACAGGCCCATGACAGGAAGAAAAACGATGGCAACCCTGAACAGCGACGTGAAGGCGTTCATCGTTCAGGCGCTGGCCTGTTTCGATACGCCGTCCCAGGTTGCGGAATCGGTCAAGAAGGAATTCGGCATCGAGGTCAGTCGGCAGCAGATCGAGTCGCACGACCCGAACAAGGTGTGCAGCAAGGGCCTTGCCGCGAAGTGGCGGATCCTCTTCGAGGACACCCGCAAGCGCTTCCGCGAGGAGATCGCCGACATCCCGATCGCCAACCGCGCCTACCGACTGAGGGCATTGGGTCGGATGGCTGAGCGCGCCGAGGGCATGCGAAACATGGCCCTGGCTGCCCAGCTTTACGAGCAGGCCGCCAAGGAGTCGGGTGGCATGTACAGCAACAAGCACCAGCTCGAGCACTCTGGCCCTGGCGGAGGTCCGATCCCGACAATGCCGACCACCATCCAGCTTGTGGCGCCAGGCCATGACCACGGCGAAGATTGAACTTCCGCCAAAGCTGATACCAGTCTTCTCAGGCCCTGCCCGGTACCGCGGCGCCCATGGTGGACGAGGCAGTGCCAAAACGCGCACGTTCGCCAAGATGACGGCAGTAAGGGCGTACATGTACGCGGAGGCTGGAATCAGTGGCGTGATCCTCGGGGCGCGCGAGTACATGAACTCGCTTGAAGAGTCCTCCATGGAGGAGATCAAGCAGGCAATTCGATCCGAGCCATGGCTGGACGCGTACTTCGACATTGGTGAGAAGTACATCCGGACCAAGAATCGCCGAATTTCGTATGTGTTCTGCGGATTGCGCCATAACCTCGACAGCATCAAGTCGAAGGCCAGAATCCTGATCGCCTGGGTTGACGAGGCTGAAAACGTCAGCGAAACGGCGTGGATAAAGCTCCTGCCGACGGTTCGTGAGAACGACTCGGAGGTCTGGATTACCTGGAACCCGGAGCGCGATGGAAGCGCCACCGACACCCGGTTCCGGAAGAACATGCCGGCAGGCGCAAAAATCGTCGAGATGAACTACACGGACAATCCGTGGTTTCCCGATGTGCTCGATCAGGAGCGCCTGAACGACCGGCAGACGCTGGACGACCAGACCTATGCCTGGATATGGGATGGCGCCTACCGCGAGAACAGCGACGCTCAGATCCTTGCTGGCAAGTACCGGGTGGCCGAGTTCGAGCCTGGTCCCGATTGGGATGGCCCTTACTACGGCATCGACTGGGGGTTCAGCCAGGACCCGACTGTCGGCGTCAAATGCTGGATTTACGACCGCAGGCTTTGGATTGAGCACGAAGCCGGAAAGGTTGGACTTGAGAACGACGATATCGCTGAGTACATGATCAGGCGTTTGCCAGGGATCGAACGACATGCAGTCCGAGCCGACTCGGCCAGGCCGGAGACGATCAGCCACGTCAGGAGTAAAGGGAAAGATGGCAGTCGTGCATGTCTGCCCAGGATCGAAGGTGTAGAGAAATGGAAAGGCAGCGTCGAGGACGGCATTGCCCACCTTCGCAGCTATGTCGAGATCGTGATCCATGAGCGATGCACGAAAACCCTCCGCGAGGCCAGGCTATACAGCTACAAGGTAGACCGGCAGACCGGGGATGTGCTTACCGATATCGTCGACAAGAACAACCACTACTGGGACGCCACACGCTACGCGTTGGGCCCGCTGATCAAGCGCCGCAGCGCGGTCGGTATGCTGCTACCAGGAGCCCGCTGATGGCCATCTTCATCCTCAAGGAGCGCGCTACCAGCCGCTCCATGGTTGTCCGTGCGCGCTGCACTACATGCGCCCGCACCGTGGCGGTCGAGAACGCCGGTGCCGAAGGGACGATGGTCTGGCGCGACCCCAACCTCTCATCTGTCGAACTGGTCCGCGAGACGGACAAGCCAGGCCTCATCCTGAAATCGGACTGATCATGACTGACAAACTCGACCTCGCGGTCAATCACGCGATGAGCAGTGCTATCGCGCGTGCGCGAATGAGCCTGCTGAACCAGGGTATCGGCCATGACGCCAAGCGGCCGCAGGCATGGTGCGAGTACGGTTTTCCCCAGGAAATCACGTTCAACGACCTGTACACCATGTACCGGCGGGGCGGCATCGCCCATGGCGCGGTCGAGAAAATCGTCACCACGTGCTGGAAGACAAATCCGCAGGTCATCGAGGGCGACGATCAGGACCGCTCCAAGGACGAAACCGAGTGGGAGAGGAAGAACAAGCCGTTGATCGCAGGCGGCAGGTTCTGGCGGGCTGTCTCCGAAGCCGACCGGCGCCGCTTGGTGGGTCGGTATTCCGGGTTGCTCCTGCACATCAGGGATAGCCAGCCGTGGGATATGCCTGTCACGGGAAAGGTCAATGGCCTGGCGAAGGTCACCCCGGCCTGGGCTGGGTGCCTTAAGCCGAAGTCGTTCGACGAAAAGCTAGATAGCGAGACCTACGGGCAGCCCACCATGTGGGAATACACCGAGGCCTCCCAAGCCGGGCGCCCTGGCCTGGTGCGGGATATCCATCCGGATCGGGTGTTTATCCTCGGAGACTGGACCGGCGATGCAATCGGCTTCCTGGAGCCTGCCTACAACTCCTTCATCAGCCTGGAGAAGGTCGAGGGAGGCAGTGGCGAATCGTTCCTGAAGAACGCCGCACGCCAGCTCCTACTGAACTTCGACAAGGAAATCGACCTCAACAACATCGCCTCGATGTACGGCGTCTCGCTTGACCAGCTGAACCAGCGGTTCAACGATGCCACACGCCAGCTGAACCGCGGCAACGACGTGATGCTTCCGACCCAAGGGGCGACGGCCACTCAGCTGGTCTCTGCGGTATCCGACCCTGGCCCGACCTACAACGTCAACCTGCAAACCGCCGCCGCCGGCGTCGACATCCCGACCAAGATCCTGGTGGGCATGCAGACCGGCGAAAGGGCGAGCAGTGAGGATCAGAAGTACCACAACGCCAGATGCCAGGCGCGCCGGGTGCAAGAACTGACGTTCGAGATCAACGACCTGTTCGGGCACCTGATGCGCATCGGCGTGGTCCCTCTGAAGGCCGAGTTCACGGCAATCTGGGATGACCTCACCGTTCCAACCAAGGCCGAGCGCCTGGCCAACTCCAAGACCATGAGCGAGATCAACAGCGCCGCAATCGGCACTGGCGAGCCGGTATTCACCGCGGAGGAGATCCGCGAAGAGGCTGGCTACGACCCGCTCGTGGGCGGTGACCCGCTGCCTGATACCGAACCGGAGGATGAAGATGCCGCGCGCACCGATCCTACCGGCGAGCAGCAGTGACCCGACCGGGGTAGATCGACTGGAAAGGGGCGCAATGCGCGAGTTCGACAGGCGCATGCGGAAGATCAGGGATGGTTACGTGGCCGCCCTGGACCGAATCCCGGCCCAGCCGGTGGTGAATGAGCAGTACACCTACCGTCTCGACCAGGCCCTTCTCTCCGCGATCTTCGCCGACACCAACCTGATGGTCGACGAGATCCTGCAAGAGGGCGGGGAGCGTGACCTCTGGTTCTTCGAATCCTATGTCGGGGTTGCCTACATCCGCGGTACCGCACAGACGCATGCCAACCTGGCGCAGCAATCGCCTGCATACCGCGCCGGCCGGGAATCGCTGGATGTCCTGCTTCGATCTGACGCCTACCGCGCGCGGATGGCATTGCTTCGCGCTCGGGAGTTCGAGGAGATGAAGGGCTTGTCCGGCCAAGTCAAGGCCGACATGGCGCGCATTCTCGCCGAGGGCATGGGGCGCGGGAAGAATCCCCGCGAAATCGCACGGGACCTGACCGCCCAGACCGGCATGGAGGCGCGTCGCGGCCATCGTATCGCACGCACCGAAGTCACAACCGCTCTCCGAAGGGCTCGCTGGGACGAAAAAGACGCTGCTGAGGCCGACTACGGCGTTCAGTCGAAGCTGATGCATATGTCGGCCCTGTCCCCCAGCACCAGGGCAGCTCACGCGGCCAGGCACGCCAGGCTCTACACCTCGGACGAGGTGAGGGACTGGTACAGCCGAGACGGAAACCCAATAAATTGCAAGTGCAGCCAGGTCGAGGTACTGGTCGATGACGAAGGGAACCCGGTGGTCCCGGCCATCGTCGAGCGCGCGCGCCGCAACTACCAAGTCATGAAAGCCAAAGGGCGCGGGCCCTGGGCGAAAGAGGATTGAGCCATGCCCATGCAGGTCAACATCACCACCCAGGTCAACAGCGCCAGCATTCGGCGTGAGACACACAACGGGCGCGAACATCTGGTTCTGCCGAGCTACACCCTGCCGGCCGGCGTGATCATGAACGGTGGTCTCTACACCGCCGAGCAGATCGACAAGCACTACCCAGGCCTGGAGGGAACGCTGGCGCCGCTCGGGCACCCGATGGTCGACGGGAAGTTCGTGTCTGCGTTCTCCCCTGAAGGGATCAACGCCGCCCACGTCGGCGCCTGGAACCGCAACGTGAAGAAATCCGGCAACCGGGTCTACATGGAGAAGTGGGTCGACGTCGAGGTCGCCAAGTCCACGGAAGGCGGTCGTGAACTGTTGCAGCGCGTCGAGGCGCTGGAGAAGGGGGAGGACGTCCCCCCGATCCATACCAGCGTTGCCGCATTCCTCAATCGCATCGAGCCGAACGAAAGCCAGCGCGCCCAGGGCGCGGAGTGGGTCGCCGACATCCAGAGCATGGACCACGACGCGATCCTGCTGCACGAAGTAGGGGCGGCCACTCCTGAGCAGGGCGTCGGCCTGATGGTAAACGCCGACCAGGCTGTCCCGCTTCAGCCGAATTCCGGCGCTCTGGTTGGCGAGTCCTACCGGGAGCGCGAGCAGCGCCTCGACCGCGCCGCGAAGGAGCGTTTCGCCGCCGGCCCCGACCAGTACGCATGGGTTGCCGACTTCACCGATTCCCAGGCCGTGATCAGCCTCAACGGCGGTGTGACCGAGGTGTACGGCTACAAGGTCGAGGCAGGGAAGATCGTCTTCGACGAGTCCGGCCAGCCCGTTGTCCGGCAAGAGTCCTGGGTCGCCATGGTGGCCAACAGCATCAAGAACATTTTCACCCATCGTCAGGCTCGGCCTGATCAACCTGAGAAGGAGGGCGACATGCCCCTGACCCCCGAAGAAAAGGCCGAAATCGTGAAGGAAATCGGCACCAACACCTCCAGCGCCATCAAGGAACTGGCGGACACCATCATCAAGCCCCTGGCCGATAAGGTCGACGGCCTGGTCGCCAATCACAAGGCCCTGGCCGACACGCTGACCGCCAATCAGCGCGCCGAGGAAGACAGCATGCGCGAAGCGGTCAAGGCCAAGTTCGGCGAGGTCATCGCCAACAGCCTGGCCGGCGACGCGCTCAAGGAAATGTTCAAGCAGTGCGGCGAGTCCGCCCCGCTGGGCGCCAATGCCGCCACCGACAAAGGCGGTCTCACCGCCGATATCGCCAACCTGCCGAAGGAGTAAGCCATGTCTCGCTATCGTCGCGTGAACATCGACGGCAAGTCGCTGTTCAAGACCGAAACCCGCAAGACCGCCGCGGCTCTCCTGCCCGGCACGTTCGCCGTGATCAATGGCAGCGACCTGTTCGCCCAGGCAAGCGCCAGCGTTGGCCGCCTCTACGTCATCGACTGCGCTCACCACGAAGGACTCAACATCCGCGATGAGGTTCCCACCGGCCATTCGGCCGTGGGCAACTACGTCGAAGAGGGTCGCGAGCTCGCCGTGCTGTGCCAGGCCGGCACCTACAAGAAGGACACGCCGATCAAACTCGGCACCAGCGGCCAGGGTGCCATCGCGTCGAGCGAAACCGACACGGTCCTCGGGTACAGCCAGGACGATGCAGTCATCGCCTCCGGCGAAACCGACTTCATCCGCATCCGCTTCCGTGTCGGCAGTGTCGCCGCCCCGGCGCCCTAATAGGAGTACGGACACATGTTCCTCACCCAGCAAGCAATCGCCGCCCATCCTCGCCTGATGGGCCACTACCAGGAGTTGCAGGCCAACCGCAACATCTGGAACAACCAAAACGCCGCGATGATCACCCACCACCGCGGCGCCATGACCCCAGAAATGCTGGCCTGCAACGCGCTCGCCGGCCTGGGTCGTGAGTTCTGGGCCGAGGTCGACGCCCAGATCATCCAGTACCGCAACCAGGAAACCGGCATGGAGATCGTCAACGATCTCCTGCAGGTGCAGACCGTGCTGCCGATCGGCAAGACCGCCAAGCTCTACAGCGTGGTCGGCGACATCGCCGATGATGTGTCGGTGAGCATCGACGGCCAGGCCCCGTACTCCTTCGATCACACCGAGTACAACTCCGATGGCGACCCCATTCCGGTGTTCACCGCCGGCTACGGTGTCAACTGGCGCCATGCCGCCGGCATGAACACTGTCGGCATCGACCTGGTTCTGGACTCGCAGGCTGCGAAGCTCCGCAAGTTCAACAAGCGGATCGTTGCCTACACCCTGGACGGCGCCACCAACATCCAGGTCGAGAACTACCCGGCTCAGGGTCTGCGCAATCACCGCAACACCATCAAGGTCAACCTGGGCTCCGGCGCCGGCGGCGCGAACATCGACCTGACCACCGCCACGCCGCAGCAGATCATCGACTTCTTCACCAAAGGCGCATTCGGCCAAGCTGCGCGTGCCAACAAGGTGGACGCCTACGATGTTCTCTGGGTTTCCCCGGAAATCAACGCCAACCTGTCCCAGCCCTACATGATCACCATGGGCGGCGGTGCCAACGCGGTGGTGGCCGGCACCGTGCTCGATGCGGTCATGCGCTTCATCCCGGCGCGCGCGGTTCGCCAGACTTTCGCCCTGTCGGGCAACGAGTTCTTGGGCTACCAGCGCCAGCGCGACGTGGTCACCCCGCTGGTCGGCATGGCTACCGGCGTTGTGCCGCTGCCGCGGCCGCTGCCGCAGGTCAACTACAACTTCCAGATCATGAGCGCCATGGGCATCCAGGTGAAGAAGGACGACGAAGGTCTGTCCGGCGTGATCTACGGCGCCAACCTGGCGTAAGGAGAGCGACATGCCCAAGTATGAGGTGATCAAACCCTGGAACGGCGTTTCCAAGGGCCAGGTGCTGGAACTCGACACTCTGGCTGCGGCGCTCCTGCCGAACGTGCGCGAGGTTGGCGCACTCAGGAACGGAAGCCTGACCTTGGACGTTTCGGCCCAGGTCGACGAAGCGGCCAGGCAAGCTCTCGCCGAAGCGCGTGCATCCGTCGATGCCATGATCGACGAAGCCAAGGCCCAGGCCGAAGGCATCATCGCCGCGGCCAACGCGGAAGCAGCGAGTATCCGGGAGCAGGCCAAGGCCCAGGCCGGCACCCTGACCCCGGCGATCCCGGACGGAAGCGAGCGCCGCGAGCTGATCAAAGCGCGCCTGAAGGAACTGAAGATCGAGTTCGATGGCCGCCAGGGCGAGGAAGCGCTTGCCGCCCTGCTGCCGGAGGGCGAACTGGCGAAGCTGTTCCCGGCCAAGTGACCGGTGCGTGACGAGAGGCCGCCTGCGGGCGGCTTCGTCGTTTCTGGCCCCAGAAATGGGGCCTTCTTCTTTCAGGAATCGGACATGATCACAGTTGAACAGGCCCGGCAGTACCTGCAGAGCCAGGGCATCGACAACGTGCCCGATTTCATCCTCGCGGCGTGGATCGAGCAATTGCAGGAGATCCAGGACTGCCTGGATGCCCACTACCCGGCATCGACCGCGCTGCTGATTCAGGCCTACCTGCTGGCGCTGTTTGCGCTGGCCCAGGCCGACAAGTACATCAGCAGCCAGACGGCCCCATCCGGCGCTTCTCGATCGTTCCGCTACCAGGCCTTTGCTGATCGCTGGAAGGCGCAGTTGGCCCTGCTGAACGCCCTGGACAAACACGGATGTGCGACGGGACTGATCCCGCCGAATCCAACCCAAACCGCCCATGGCGGCCTTTGGATCGCACGAGGCGGCTGCATGTGTGGTGACTCATGAGCACGACAGCGAATTGGAGTTACACCAACACGGCGACGGTTCGGCCATTCCTGCACTTCGACCTTTCGACTCAGGAGGCCGTTTACGGCCCTGAGTACGAAATCGCCTGCACCTGGGTAGCGAAGGGAGAGCAGGTCCGCGACAACAGCGGCGCCGAATTCGTATCGCGACACCAGATATTCACCGAGGACCGCCGGCCGAAGTACCTGGACCTGATCCAGTTCGACGGCTCCAACGGCTGGGAAGAGATTCGCTCGGTGACGAACTGGGACATGAGCTTTTTTGGAGAGGATCCTGATTTTCTGCTCGTGACTTAGATTCGAACCACGTAACCAAGTCTCTCCTCAGCTAATTTTCTTGCTGCCACTGCGTCAGCTTTATCTATGAAATTGCCCAGGTGGATGCATTTCATGCTGTCCCATATCTGCGCGTACCAGCGACCGGTTCGCTTGTTCAGGTAGACACCAGGGTGCCCAGAAGTGTTGTTCTTCGAGACTTTATTGTTCTTGGTGTTGGTGGATTGAGGCACTTCACGAAGGTTGGATATCCGGTTGTTGGTGAGAACTCCATCGAAGTGATCCACCACCCCATTCGGCAGCCTCCCGTGGACGTAAATCCAGGCAAGACGATTTGCCTGATGGCGCTTTCCGTCGATCTTGATCACCAAGTATCCACGCGCATCAATGGTGCCCGCCTGACGACCGGCTATGGCTCGATTGGAGAGCGTTTGCCTCCAGGTAAAAAGGCCAGTTTCGGGTTCGTAGATAACTACCTCTTGCAATCGCTGTGCGGTGAGCATCGTCAATTCTCCTGCGCGTGTGCGGCGCATGAATTCTATCCAATACGGTGACCTGACATGGCAATCCAAGGAATCGACCGCGTCCGGCGGAATCTTCGTATGGCTGTCGAAAACATCGCCGGCGGTGTTTCCGAGCGCGCTGTTTATGAGGTGCTGAGCCAGGGAGCGACAAAGGCGCAGACCATGACACCGATCGACACATCGACTCTGGTCGACAGCCAAACGGCCCCCCAGATCACTGTTGGCTCCAATGGGGTCGAGGGGAGCGTCGGTTACACCGCCGCCTACGCGGCGGCAGTCCACGAAGCGCCAGGTACTCTCGCCGGCCAGCCGCGCGACGAGAACGACCCCAGCCGGGGAGACTACTGGGATCCGAATGCGGAGCCTGAGTTTCTCACGAAAGGTTTTGACCAGATCATTCCAGCTATCCCGGCCATCCTCCGCAGGACCTACCGCGTATGACCCCCTACGACGCCTTCCAGGACTGGCTGGCTTCGATCCTGGGCGAGGGCTACCTGTACAGCCGTGGGATGTGGGTCGACCACCCCTCGCTCGACTCGGCATTCATCGCAGCGATCCAGCAAACCGGCGGTCCGCCGACTCAGGTCGACGTCCGTCGCCTGCGGTTCAAGGTGATCCTCCTCGGCCCGAAGGGCGTCCGGAAACACGTTGCCGACGTCGGCAACTCAATCGAGACCCTGGCGCAGGCAGCGCTTGGCGACAGCGTCCCCTGTGGCGCCGCATCTGTTCGGGCAATCGGAGAGCCGATCGGGCCCGGATACACCACGGAAAACCGGGCCTGGTACAGCCTGGACCTTGAAGTTCTCTACTAATCAGGAGGCCAGACATGGCTTGCAAGAAGCTCAAATTTCCGGGCCGCGACGTCGTGCTCGAGTATTACATCGGGTGCGGCGATGCGCTGCCGGCGGAGAATGACTGGCGCCGTTTCGGGTCGCTCCGCACGAAGGAGTACACTGTCGAATGGGACACCATCGACGCAACCGACTCCGACTCGGTCGGCGCGCTGCGCGAGAACCTGGCCAGCTTCCAGACGCTGACCATTTCCGGTGACGGTACCGTAAAGGCCTCCGGCGCTGGCGCGCAGAACCTGATCGACCTGACGAGGCATGTCGTGAAGCCGGACGCGACCGGCGGACAGCCTGTTGTCTGGATGCGCATGACTTTCCCGGACCTGACTTTCACCGCGTTCATGCTCATCAGCAACCTCAGTCGTTCCGCGCCGTACGACGATGTCACCACCTACAGCTTCGAGGCTTCGGCGACCGCTTCCGACTTCGGCCTGATCGTCGAGGATACCCCCGATGCGGATGCGCCGGACCCCACCAGCATTCAGGTCGTGCCGGAGACCCTCTCGCTTACCGTTGGCGAGGGCTTCAACTTCGAAGGCGTCGTGCTGCCTGTTGGCGCTCCGCAAGGCCTGCGCTGGACCTCGACCGCTCCGACCGTGGCCGCAGTGAACGCGGTTACCGGCGAGGTCAGCGCGCTGTCGGCCGGCACCGCCACGATCACCGCTGCCTCCAGCGTCGCCCCTGGTGTTACCGATACCGCAACCGTCACGGTCATCCCGCTGGTGCAGGGGATTACCGTCTCGCCGACCTCCGTCTCGATCGCTGAAGGCGCCACCCAGCAACTGACCGCCGCTGTATCTCCGACTGGCGCGGCTCCTGGCCTGGTCTACGAAAGCGCGGCGCCGGCCATTGCCACCGTGAACTCGAGCGGCCTGGTTACCGGCGTTGATGTGGGCACCACCACGGTGAAAATCACCAGCGCGGCACGTCCCTCGGTCAGCGTGACCGTTCCGGTAACCATCACTGCACCGTGATCCTCACCGAGATCGGTGAGATAGGCGTACACATGGCCTCGGGGGAGTTCTTTCTCCTGCGGCCGTCCCTGTACGCCATGACCCAACTCGGTACGCCGGCCGAGATTGTCGACGTCTTCGCGCGAGTCATGAGCGACCCGATCACCGAGAAGCACCAGGCGGACCAGTTCGCCGACGCCCTGGCCGTGGTGGTGGCCTGTAGTGAGCAGGATCTGTCCGACGTGTTTGGCTACTACGACCAGGACCTGGTCTACCGGCCAGGAACTGCGGACCCCGAGCACCTTGTGCACCTCGCGCGCTGCCTGCTGAAGCACGGCGTCACCGGGGCGCTTCCGCCGCTTCCCCGGCGCCATGACGAAGAGCCGAACTACTCGGCGGAATTCGTGGCGCGGGAGTACGTCGCGACTGCGATAGCGCATTTGGGGCTCAGCGAGCGCGACGCATGGTCCATGACCATGACCGGCCTGATCGGCGCTCTGCGCGCGAAATACCCCCCAACCGAATCGAACGCTCCGGGCGCCAGAGCCCCGACCGCGGCAGAGCATGACGCGACGATGGAGTGGTTCGACAAGATCGAGGCCAAGCGCAAGGCGCGGGCGAAAGGAGCACCCTGATGGCTGAGAATGTCGGCAGCATCTATTACACCGTCGAGGCGGATACCTCTGGCCTTGTAAACGGCACGAATGCTGCTGACCGTTCATTGGATCAGATGCAGGCAACCATGCGGCGTGCTGATAGCGAGGCGGCACGTCTCAACACGACTGTCATCAAGCTTTCGTCGGCTATTAAGACGATCATCGCGGCGTCAGCGCTCCGCGAGATGGCCAGCATGGTCCAGTCCTATCAGGAGATGGCTGACAGGGTTCGTCTGGCGTCTGCAAGCCAGGAAGAGTATGAAAACGTACAGGCCAGACTGCTCCGTACCGCCAACGGGACATACCGAGCGCTCTCCGAGGCGCAGGAACTCTACATCCGCACTTCTGCAGGCCTGAAAGCTCTCGGATACGACACAACGTCTGCACTGGATGTGATGGATTCGCTGTCGTATGCATTCGTGACCAATGCGACCAAGGCGGATGCAGCAGAGGCAGCGATCAGCCAGTTCTCCAACGCAATCAACACCGGCAAGGTTTCGGCTGACCAATGGGAAACAATCTCCAGCGCAGTCCCGTCTGTTATTGAGGATATCGGCGCCGCTGCAGGTAAGACGGGGGCGGAAGTCAGGAGTCTTGGTGCGCAGGGGCAATTAACGGCGCAAATGCTCACCGAGGGTCTACGTAAGTCCTTAGAAGAGAACTCCAAGGCAGCCGCCGGCATGTCCAATAACCTGACCGATGCAGGGGTCAGGATTCGCACTGCATTTACTCAAGTCCTTGTTTCGTTGGAAGACCAGACTGGTGCCCTTCAAACATTCACCAATGGTCTTATTTCGGCTGCTGATGCGCTTCTTGAGTTCGGGCTTGACTCGGAAAAAATGGCAGCATTTCTCGACACTGCAACAGTCGCAGCAGCTTCTCTGGCCTCTGTTGTGGCTGGGCGTCTAGTTACCTCCCTGTATGCAGCAGGTGCGGCCCAAGTGCAAAGATTGCGGGCAACGCTTGAGCAGATAGCAGCTGATCGGAATGCTGCTATAGGTGCACTGCGCCGGGCAGAGGCAGAGAAGGCGGCGGCCGCCGCGGCTGTCGCTCTGGCTCAGGCGGACTTGAATGCCGCTAGGGGTTCGAATGCCCACGCAACAGCTCTAAACGCGCTGCTGGCCGCTAAAGAGCGCGACTTGGCCGCCACAAGGGCACTAACGGCTGCTCAAACAACGCTGAATGGTGTAGCAACCACCGGGACAGTGGTAATGGGAGGCCTTCGAGCGGCAATGGCGTTCCTCGGCGGACCGCTTGGGGTTGTTCTGTTGGCCGCAACCGCGATCGCAACATTTGCAACGAATGCACGGGAGGCGAAAGAGCCTACGGACCTTCTAACTCTGTCCGTTGAAAAGCTTGGACAGGCACAGCTGAAGGTTGCGCGACTGGATATCGACAAGCGAATCCAGGCAGTGAGCGACAAGCTCAAACTGCTTGGGGAAAACTATGCGTTCGCGGCAAAAGAAGCCCAGGGCTCTGGTCGAAGGGCCAATCGGTACGCTGAAGATGCCGTGCGTATCCAAGGCGCGGTCGAGGAGCTTACGCAGGAGCTTGACCAGCTACAGAAAAAACGTTCAGACGTCGACGCTGCCCTGGATAAAAAGAGTTCATCCCCATCCGGTAATGGCCCGGGTCGCCAGGCAAACCCGGAGGATACAAAGGCTCTCCAGAATCTTCGCGACGAAGCTGAACTATCTGCTCTCGCGGGTGAAGAACGGGCGAAGCTTGCCGCGCGCAAAAAGCTCAGTGCTGATGCCACAAAAGAGGAGATAGCGGAGGCGGAGCGTCTCGCTGTCCAGATATTCCGCAACAGCGAAGCACGGAAGCAAGAGAAGAAGTCAGCCTCTGATACAGCCTCTACGGTCAAAAAGTCGATGGAGGAGCAGCGTCGCGCTGCCCTGGACAATGAGAAGACTATCGGAGACCTTTCCCAGCAACTGGCACAGGCTGGACTGAAGGGAAAAGAACTGGCAGAAGCTGGGGCGCAATCTCGCCTTAATCCATTCGCCACGCCGGAGCAGATCGCCCAGGTCCGCGCACTCGCCGCAGCTCTGTACGAAGCGCAACAGGTCGAAGCCAACAAGCAGTTGCTGGGTCAGATGGACCCGATCGCCGGCGAAGACCAGCGCTATCAGACCGAACTGGAGAATCTGAAAAAGCTGAACGAGGCCAAGTTGCTCGAGGACCAGCGCTACTTGGAACTCAAGACCCAGGCCGAGCAACAGCACGATGCCACGATGAAGCAACTGGAGGAGGAGCGATTCCGCCGCCAGGCTGCCGGCAACGAGATGATCATGGCAACGCTGGATCAGGTGCAGCAGGCCGGCACGAACGCTCTGACTGGGCTGATAACCGGGGCGAACAACGGTGCCGATGCCATGCGACAACTGGCCGGCGCTATGCTGAACCAAGTCGTCGGTGCCCTCGTCAAGGTCGGCATCGAGCAGGCGAAGAACTTCATCATGGGTCAGGCCCAGCAGGCGGCTGCGGCGACGACAGCCGCAGCGACCGGCGCCGCTATGGCTTCTGCCTATGCGCCAGCCGCTGCTGCCGCTTCGGTTGCGTCATTCGGCGGGGCGGCAACGGCTGGTCTTACCGCAATGGCGGCCGCCATCCCGGCAATGCTTGGGATGTTCGCTGGAGGTCGCCAGTACGGCGGTCCCGTAGGGGCGGGCGGCATGTACCGGATCAACGAGAACGGCGCACCAGAGGTATTCCAGGCTGCGAATGGCCGGCAGTACATGCTGCCGAACACCCGTGGAGAGGTGATCAGCAACGGCGACGCCTCCGCTCAAGGCTCGCCGCAGATCAGCCTGCAGATCATCAACAACGGTCCGCCGGTTTCCGCCACCGCCGCCATGGACGGGAACAACCTGCGGGTAACTCTCGATGCGGTCGAGCAGGACTTTGCCAACAAGGTTTCGTCTGGCCAGGGGCTTTACCCGAAAGCAATCGAAGGCGCCTATGGATTCAAGAGGGCAGGGCGATGATCAAATGGCCTGATGGCCTTCCCTTTCCGCTCAGGGAGGGGTACGGCTTCAAGACGGTTGAACCAATGGCCAGGACCGCCCTCCAGAGCGGCCGGGCACGCTATCGACGGAACTTCAGCGGCGTGCCGGTTGCTCTGGAGGTTTCTTGGCTGTTCACCGCTGAGCAGGCGCGTCTGTTCAAGGGGTGGTACCGAGACGTCCTGAAAGACGGCGTCAAGTGGTTCGAGTGCGAGCTCAGAACCGAAGAAGGCATTGTTCCGTGCCACCTGCACTTCGAGGGGATCTACGACGGTGGCTATCTCGTCGGGCGCGACCACTGGCGCTTCAACGCGACCGTCGTGATGCGAGAGCGCTCGATCATCGATCCTGGGTGGGCTGAGATTCTGCCCGAGTACATCCTCCTCGCTGACATCTTCGACATCGCGATGAACAGGGAGTGGCCTCGACATGGCGACGGCTCTTGAGCGGTTCTATGCATCGGATGGGCCGGATCTTCCGATTGCAACGATCGAGATTACTCGGCCCTCCAGGCCCGATCCGATCCTCATCTGTCAGGGGTTCAAAGACCTGACCTGCATGACAGAAGACGGACGGCTACTGACATTCATCGCTGGCGCTATCGACGTTTCGATCCCGAAGCGCGACAACAGCGGGAACCAGAACGTTGGCTTTGCGATCGACAACGTGACTGGCTTTGCTCAGCAATATATTGCCGAGGCCATCGACGCCGGAGAGCCGGTCACGCTTGTCCTGCGAATCTACCTCGAAAGCGACCTGACTGCGCCGGCCGAGCGGCCGTATCGGATGCGCGTGAAAGGGGTCGACTTCGAAAGCCTCTCTGTCCAGGTAGAAGCCGGCTACTACGACCTCATCAACACCGCCGCGCTGCGCCACATCTACAACGTCAGCGAGTTCCCCGGACTCAAATACTGGCCTTGATCCCATGCCGAACAGATACCTCACCGCCATCTATACCGAGGGCGGGCGGGCCCTGCCGTGCCTGGACTGCTGGGGCCTGACGCTCATCGCGCGGGTTGAGCTGTTCGGACTGCCGATGCTGACCGACTTCGGTGGTGTCACGCGACTCACCCCGGTTTCGATGCAAAGGGCGTGCGATACGGAGATCCAGCGCGCGCTCGAGCAATGCGAGCCAGGACCTGGGGTCATCGCTGCGGCCTACAGAGGGCGGCTGCTCGATCACGTAGGTCTGCTGGTCGAGGTGGATGGACGCCTGCGGATTCTCGAAATCAACCCGGGAAGCGGGGTGTCGCTCACACCGCTCCAGAAGTTCTCCGACAAATATTCCAAGGTGGTCTTCTACCGTGATCGAAATCTACCCATCGCTCCTTGACGGAGAACCGCTGGAGCGGCATCCGATCGGCCGCAGGATGACGATTCATTCCTGGCTGACCGCGAATTCGCCTGGGTACCGCTGCCACGACGTCCACCCGTTCTCTATCGGTGTTGTCCCCGCTGAGGTTGCGCTCTGCGATGACCTCACCGACAAGCAGAAAAAGGCCCATGAGGAGTTCATCCATCCCGGTGAGTGGGCCGAGCGCATCATCGACCGCGGCGATATCGTCCGGATCTACAAGCTGCCGCGCGGGACCGATCCGTTCACGATCACGGCAGCGCTGTTCAAAGGTGCGCAATCCGTTTTTCGGATGCTCATGCCGCAATTGCCTGGCATGCCAACGAACCCAGGGCAGGGCGCGTCGCTCTCTGAAACCAGTGCGCGTGGAAACAAGGTCAAGCTCGGCGATGCGATACGCGAAGTCGCTGGCCGTCGCCTGATTTATCCCGACTACATCCTGCCGCCCCGGAAGTATTTCGCCGGTCCGCGTGAGCAGTGGACCGAAATGCTCCTGTGTATTGGCCGTGGTCGGTTCCAGATCGCCGAAGGGGCAGCGAAAATCGGTGACACGTCGTTCCTGGCACTGGGCGCTGATGCCTCTTTCCAGATTTTCGAACCAGGGCAGAACGTCAGCGGGCACCCGGCATCGGTCTGGTGGCACCTGGTTGAGGAAGTTGGTGCGAGCTCAACTGGTAATGCCGGCATGGACCTGACCGAGAGCTCCAATCTCACCCCGAACCCGTCGGCAACTACGTTCACGTTTTCCGGAACGAACATCATCATTTCTGCCGGAGCCGGGTCGTTCCCCTCTGACTGGGTTGCGGGGACGATCCTGCGGGTTGAGGCGATGTACCCCTATTCGGTGAACGATGGCGGCGGGACGAATCGCGACGTCGTGACGGGGGATATCGCTCAGCTCGGGCTGGATGTTGGCGATGAGATCGAGGTTGTCGGCACCAACGGCGGACTCTACATAGTGAACGACATCACCTCCACGTCGATGACGCTCAACTACAGCAACGGTTCTCCGGCGAATGCGCTCCAGACCGGGTCCGGCAGCGCCGCAATCGGCCCGCGCGGACTGCGCTATCGGATCACGTCCTACAGCGCGCAGCAACTCACCGTCGAGCGGCTGACCAGTGCGGGCGGTGTCGATGTTGACTGGCCAGGATTCACCGCTCTCAATTCGTCTACGTCCCGAGTCACCATTGATCCGACCAGCCTAGAAGGGGGCTGGCGCGGTCCCTTCCCGGCGTGCCCAGTATCGGAGAAGACCAACTTCGTCGAGATCGACGTATTTTGCCCGGAAGGGCTTTGCGGTGTAGGAAGGGAAGGGCAGATCTACCAGATCCGCACCTATTACGACATCCAGTGGCGAGACATGGCCATCGGCGGCGCATGGACGACGGTCAGCAAGAACCATGCTGGCAGTTCTCTCGACCAGCAGGGTTTTACGGACGGCATCTCGCTTCCGTACATGATGCGGCCCGAGTTTCGCATCAGAAAAGTGTTCGTCAACCAGGGCGGCAACTCAACATCCGAGTACCGAGACCGCACCCAGTGGTACGGGATGCGCGCGCGCCTCCAGGCTCCATCGTCCTACGCCGGCGTCACGGTAATGGCTGTCCGGTATCGGTCGTCTGACCGCATCGCGGCGCAGACCGAAAGCCGCGTCTCGGTAGAGGCCACTCGCATGCTCCCAACCCGCCAGGGTGGAGCATGGACGAGCGAGATCGCTACGCGAGACATCGTCCCGTTCCTCTGCTACATCGCGAAGGAGCGCGGCTACACCGATGCGGATCTCGATCTCGAAGAACTGGATCGGCTGGACGCCATCTGGAAGGCCCGCGGCGACACGTTCGACATGATCTACGAGGACGGTAAGGTCACGGTCGCCCAGATCATGGACGACGTGCTTGCGGCCGGGTACGCCGAGAAGACCATCAAGCGCGGCGTGATCTCTGCGGCCCGAGACGAGCCAAGGACAACATTCGGGCACATGTACTCGCCGCAGAACATGGATGGTCCACTGAGGATCAGCATCAGCGCTCCGTCGGAGGACGACTACGACGGTGTTGACGTGGATTTCGTCAACGCCAACGGCTGGATCGAAGATACCGTGCAGTGCCGCCTGCCCGGCGATGTCGGCAGGAAGGTCGAGAAGATCACGGCTGTCGGTGTCACAAACCGCGATCGGGCCTGGCGCTATGGCATGCGCCGCAGGATGGCACAGCGATACCGGCGAACCGAGTATTCGTTCGATACCGGCCTCGATGCGCTGAACAGCGAGTTCTGGGATTACGTGGCCCTCGCCGGCGATGTTCCAGGCCCTGGCCTGGCGCAGAGTGCATACCTGAAATCGTTCGTGATCTCTGGAAGCTCGGTGCTGATCGAGTCCAGTGAGCCACTTGACTGGTCGCTGCTGAACTCGCCAGCGCTCTACCTGCGGCGCCCAGACGGAACGGTTTCCGGTGGATATCCGGCGTCGAGGATCGACGACTACCGGCTGAGCATTCCCAGCATCGATTTCATCCCTGATGTTTCTTGGGAGATCGAACCTCCACACCTGCTGCTGGGAAACCCATACCCGGCCCTGATCAGTTCCATCGATCCCAACGGCAATACCTCGGCATCCGTTCGTGCGGTGAACTATTCTGAAAGAGTATACGATTATGACAATTCATTTGCGCCTGAGTAGGCTAACTTGGCTCCCTTCTTCAGGTTGTCTTCTGCCCAAAGAGGTTGAAGATTTGTATAGTGATTCAGTCTGATTACCTCCTCGCTAGAGGATGCAGAGGAAAGCGGGATCTTGTGGTCAATATGCCACAAGTCCCGATTTTCCCAAGTCATTCCGGGCAGAAACAGAGACTCTATGTGCAATCGCAACGTATCCCAATTGCATCCAAGTATCTCTGCTGTGGATGATGATTTTCCTATGCCCTGTCTTTTTAGTACTGTCGATATTCTGGATCGAATGCTGCACCTTAATCTAAATATTGGATCTATTCTTCTTCGAGTTTTCATATAGTTGTTGGCTCTAGAGTTTTCTATTTCTTTGTTTTTCCTGTAGTAATTTCTTCTTTTTTCAATAAGTTTTTGTGGGTTTTCTTCTTTTCTTTTCTTCCATATTTCGGCATGCCTTCCTTGAATTTTGGATGCCCAAGACTTTGCATGAGCCTTTACCCTATCTTGATTATTCAATTTCCATGATTTTGAGTATTCTTTTAGTCTCTCTGAGTTATTAAAATAATATGCCTTGCTTTTCAGTCTGATTTTTTCACGATTTTTTTCGCGCCATTCTCTTGTTCTGGAGAGGATTTTTTCATAATTTTGTTTCTCATATTCTTTCTGCTTTGATCGGATTTTTTCGTAATTCACCTCTCTGTATTTTTTTCGTTTTTCGTTTACGCATGACTTGCATTGAGAGTGGAGTCCATCCTTTCTTTGCTTATTTTTTATGAACTCTGATACGTGCAGTTCCTCGTTGCAGCTGCTGCATGTTTTTTTGCTTGTCAATTCAATCTCCTATTCTTCTGTTGTTAGCTTGGATCTGCCGAGCTACGCATCTAAGAATACTGCAAAGCTATAGATTAACCTGGACAACCATACACAACCTAGCCCGCCATAGAGCGGGCTTTTTCATGCTCGGAGAATTTGCATGACTACGTATGCCACCGGCAATCCGCTTGGCTCCAAAGACCCGCGCGACTTGTACGACAACGCCGAGAACTTCGACGCGGCAATGAACGACCGCGTGAACGTGGCGTGGAGTGACCGATTCGGCGTCTCTAGAAAAACCTGGTTTGGAGTCGAACAGCAGGTCAACGACTTCCTCGCCAACGCCGGCTTCGAGCCGGTGCCGCTGGAGTACGTCGATGGCACTCCGCTGATTGTTGATCGCCCGACTCAACTGATTCAGCGTGACGGGAACCTGTATAGCGTTCAACTGCCAGCAGATTTCCCGGTCAGCCTCAGCGGGAACTGGGCCACCGACGAGAGTCTGCTGGTTGCCCAGGTCGACCGCTCGCTGCGTCAGCAGTTGAGAGCTCCGGGTGGCGCCGGAATGATGGGTTACGATCCGGCGGAAACGTACCCATCAGATACGGTTGGGTATGCAATAAATGAGATTGATGGAAAGGCGGAGGAGGCATCTAACTTAGCGACGACTGGCGCATTCGGTAACGCGCAGATGCTAACCAGAGTCAGGGCGCGAATCTCGGGCGCGCCAACTATGTATGTTCTTGGTGATTCTATTTCTCATGGAGCTTTTGCCGGGAGAATATACCGGAATGGCTGGGTGAATCTCCTGCGAAGAATGCTATACAACGAGATCGGCACTCTAACTTATGGATTCACACCGCTGATGTCTCTCGTTGACGGCGCTGGGAATGCATCTAATGAAATCCACTCTATCGATTTCGCAAAAACATCAGGAACCCACTCTTGGGTTTATAGATCAAATGAAAGCGGATCATATGTTCCTCAAGGGTTATCGTGGGTGTCAAATGAGGTTGGCAATATTATAAGGTCGACAATTCCAACATTTCAGGATGCATGCACGGTTTACTACGTCGCAAGGCCTGGAGGGGGAACGTTTGACATAAAAGTTAATGGATCGGTAGTAGCTAGTGTGAATACACAGGCCTCAGTTGTAAACGCTTTGCAAGGCCAGGCTGTAACCCTGAAAGATAATGGGTTTGGGAAATGTGTAATCGAGGTTGTTACTACATCTGCCGCAACTGTTGAATTTTCTGGTTTTTCATATGCTAACGCCTATAGTCAGTCGGCTCTTCATAATTTTTCAAATTCTGGCCGTAGGCTTCGCTGGGTGGATGAGTCCGTCATCAGTTCGATGATGGCAGGAACCTCTCTATTCATCATGGCACTAGGTGTCAATGACGCGTCAGACAATGAGTCTGATACGGCGTACTATGAAGAGTTCGTAAAAAGAATTGATTGGCTGATAAGCTATTCAAATCAAAATAGCGTACCTGTAGTGGTGCCTGATTTTTTGTGGAGTTACCCAGATACAAACAATACAAGGAAGCAGCTAAAGCGACTCGCTGACGAGACTCAGGGGCTATACATACCGTTTGCCGATTTCTTTAGAAAAGGATCGCAGTCAGCAGATGCAAATTATCTTGTAAATACTCTTAAGCTCTTTTCGGATGGTTCCCATCCAAACGTTCATGGGCATAAGTATATAGCGGAGACTATTGCTAAGAAACTCGGCCTTTCAGTTAGCTCGAAAAAACAAGCGCTCGACTACCATGATTGGTGGATGCCGATATCAATCACAAGCACGACAATAAAAAATGCGGACTTTGGTTCGATTCCTCCAAGCAGGGTGATAACTGCAACTCGAAACAATGGCGCGAATGTTCTGTTTAGATTTTATGTCTCTGGCGTCTCTGGTACGTCTGCTGTTGCTTTCTCTGGAACATACTCATCTGACTCTGGCGTGTTCGTTGACCTTCCAGTGACTGGACAGATGGAGCTTGAGACAAATGGGGCAAGTTCCGGAGTTGTAAGTATCTCTCAGGCAGGAATAAAAATAACGCCAAATTCATCGAACACTAAAAGCACTCATCGGTTTGTTGTTAGCGTTGCACGTGGGGAGCGACCGTTTGTTGATGGTGTGATTTACTAGGCTCGCTAAAATATTCGGATGCCATTGCAATGGCGATAAAAAAAGCTGTGCCGATGAGCAGATTGATTATCTCTGTTGATATTTTTTCTGTTTCATCGGTGCGGATATTGAACATGGCATTCGTATACTCGTCTAAAGTTCTTGCTGATTTGTTTTTCATTTTAATTATCCAGTTGAGATTTCGACGTAACCAAGCTAGCGCAGTTCACGAAGCGTTTCTGGATGCTTGCTTGCAACCTTAATTAAGGTTTTCGCTGCTCCAGAAGGAGACCTTCTACCCTGCTCCCATTCCTGTAGAGTACGAACGCTAACTCCCAGGAGGAGTGCGAACTCAGATTGCGCCATTCCAACCTTTGCACGAATCTCTGCAATCGGAGAAAGTTCGACCTGCGTCGAACGGGCGGCCTTCCCCTTCTTCATTTCGTCAATCGAGGCGAGGAGATCGGCCTCGAAGGTTTCAAGTTCCTTATCCATTCATAGCCTCTTTCAATTTGCTCAAGGTGGATGCTGGTAGGTTATCTAACTTCGACTTTGTGTAGGCTATCAGTAGCCAGATGGCTTGCGACTCTTCGGCGTTGTAGTAGATCACGCGCGCGCCGCCGCGCTTACCCATGCCTTGGCGAGACCAGCGAACCTTGCGAAGCCCACCCGATCCTGGGATCACATCTCCGGCCAAGGGGTTGGCTGCAATCCACGCAATGAACTCCTCCCGTTCGGGATCGTTCCAGATGCCGCCTGCATAGCGCTTGAAAATCTCGGTTTCGATGACTGTTCGCATGTCATGAATATACGGCACTGCCGTATGGCTGGCAAGCTGGATGGTGAAATGGGGCGGGATCAGGCGGTCCTGGCGCTGGACTGCGCGTCCCGGCTGGCCGGGCGATCATGGAATATCGGTCGCAATCCATTTCGCTTCGCTTGAGTTCGCGTTTCTGCTCGCATGGTTGGTATGATGCGACCTTCCATCAACTTATCTTATGGTGAATTATGAGCGGACTTGCTGAGTCATTTTCCTTCACTCCTAGCGATTGGGGCGTTTCTGTAAGAGACGGCGTTGCGGAGGGCATTTATTCATTGGGCTATGGATCATGTCATGTTCAGATCGTCTTTGAGGCAGGGGATAGAACAGAGTTTCTCGATTCTTTACCTTGGCGATTTGTCCTTCCTGTTAGTGAAATACCTGACATACGCCAAGGAGGATTCTTAGCTCATTTGTATGACAGTAATTCAGAGCAAGATTTCACCGCCTATGCATTTATAGATCCAGAAACTAAAATGCTTAATATTCAAGTAAATGGAAAGGACGTTTCATCTGAGTATCCATTTAAATGGTCTAAAGGATGCTCATTGGCTATAAACTTTAACTATATGACGAAGTAATTTTTCAGATAAATAGAGGCCCGCCTAAGAAGCGGGCTTTTTTATTTCAGGAGAGTGTATGCCCATCACCGAGCAGCAATTGCTGCAGATCCTCCCGAACGCCGGCCCTCGAGCCGGCGTTTTTGTTGGTGCGCTGAACCGCGGGATGACGCGCTTCGGTATCACTTCGCCGGTGCGCGCGGCGGCGTTCCTGGCGCAGATCGGGCACGAGAGCGCCCAGTTGACCCGGTTGGTGGAGAACCTCAATTACAGCGCCCAAGGCTTGGCGGCGACCTGGCCGAGCCGGTACCTCGGCGCCGACGGCCAGCCCAACGCCCTGGCGCAGCGCCTGGCGCGCAACCCCCGAGCCATCGCCAACAACGCCTACGCCTCGCGCAACGGCAATGGCGACGAGGCGTCCGGCGATGGCTGGTGCTACCGCGGGCGCGGGCTGCTGCAGATCACCGGCCGGGCGAACTACCGCGCCGCCGGCGCCGGGCTGGGCCAGCCGCTGGAGCAGGAACCCGAGCTTCTCGAGCAACCGGAGTGGGCGGCGATCTCGGCGGCCTGGTGGTGGGCCAGTCACGACCTCAACGAGTTGGCCGACCGGGGCGAGTTCGCCGCCATCACCCGCCGGATCAACGGTGGGCTCAACGGCCAGGCGGAGCGCCTGGCGCTGTGGGAGCGGGCGAAGAGGGTGCTGTCGTGATTTCTGCGCGCGTAGTCTCGATCGCGCTGGCCTTCCTGGTGCTGGTCGGCCTCGGCGCCGTCGGCGGTGTCTGGCTCGGCGCACGGCACTACCGGCCGCAGCTTGATGCTGCGCTGGCGGATCTGGTCGTCTGCCGCGCCGCCAGGGGAGGCCTGGAGGACGCAGTGGCGGAGCAGGTCCGGCAGGTTGCCGCGCTGCGCATGGCCGGCGAGCAGCGCGCCCGGGATGCTGTACAGGCGATGGAGAGGGGCCGGCAGCAGGCCGCCGAGCAGTATGCCGGAGCCCAGCGCCTGCTACGTGAGCGAACAGCCGGCGAGCAGTGTGCGGCCGCCGATGCGGTCATCGATCAGGAGTTGGGTCTATGAGGGTGGTGCTGATGCTGGTGATGGTTGCGCTGGTGGGATGCGCCGGCCGGCAGGAAGCCGAGCCGCGCACGGTGCGCGTAGAGGTGCCGGTGGCGGTGCCATGCCGGGTGTCGGCGGTGGAGGTGCCGGCCTGGGCAACCGCTGGGCTGAGGAAGGGCGACGATATCCAGACCAAGGTCCGTGCGTTGCTCGCCGAACGCTTGCAGCGGATCGGTTACGAGGCGCAGCTCCTGGCTGCGAACCAGGCCTGCCAGGATTAGGAGTAGACTACGGCCTTTTCCTACGGAGCTCGGTGATGCTGGTGATTCGATTCAAGGGCTGGTCGGTGAAACTCGACCACCAGGTGGGCAGCGCTGGGAAGTTCGGCATCTGGTCGTTCCACGGCTCGGAGAGCAGCTACGTGCCGGACATGCAGACGATTCTCCGGCATGCTGCTATTCGGCCTGCGGAGCCGAAAGAAGGCGGGGAGGTCGAGGTATTCATCTGTGATTCGCGCATGCCGCAGGATGAGTGGCGGGCGGTAGGGACCGGCGTCGCGGCTTATGAGTCGGACCGCTGACCCTGTACCAGTTTTTGTACCAATCGATGCGAATTCTGGCGAATAATGGTGCCTGAAAGCCGTGATTCTACTGCTCTCCAGCGCGCTAGCTATCGCCAAAAAAATCGCATGGTGATATTCGCGGTGGAGATCAACTTCTTTACCTATAGAGGACTTACGCACGCCTGGACCATGGCGATACCGGTCTGCTACCGGTCTCGGCTTTCCGCTGCGCTCCATCTGCAGCATGGGGCGATCCTGCGGGCATTCGTGGAGTGCCGCAGCCAGCGTCATGACGTGGCTGTAGCGCGATGAAGGCGGGGTGTGATGCCTGGCATTCGGCGAATTGTCTCACAGGTGCGCCTGCCGTT